CATTTACTTTGACCAACAGCACAATTTCCGCAAACGATGTGGTGATTGCAAGCATTTCAGGCGGTGGCACTGCTGGCGCTTATTGGCCTTATGTTTCCAGCCAAGCCGCAGGTTCTGCTGTGATTGGTTTGTGGAACAGCACAGGCGGCGCATTGGCTGAAGCCGTTGTGATTAACTTCGCCGTTATTCATGGTGCATCTTGAAAGTAGCAGCCATCAAGCAAAGAATTGAGGAATTGACCGCAACCGCCAAGCAAACGGAAATGAACCTCCATGCGCTTGGCGGCGCAATTCAAGACTGCAATTACTGGTTAAAACTACTGGAGGACGAAGATGCCGCTAATCAAATCAATGATGCCCAAGGCGCTCAAGGCCAACATCAAGAAGGAAATTGAGGCTGGTAAACCTGTAAAACAGGCAGTCGCAATTGGTTACTCTGTGCAACGTAAGGCTGAAAAGTCTAAAAAACCGAAACCTAAAAAGTGACCTATGCCCACAATAGCCGACATTTACAGCGCAATTGATTCTGCCAAGCGCAAGGGCGGCGACTTTATTCGCAACCCCGGCGCAAGCCTTCAACAAATGCTGGGGGACGCAAACGACCGTGCTGGTCGGTTAAATCAGGCCACGGAAGACGCTGCCAATGCCACACTGCAAACACGGAAGTTTGGCAACCCGCAAGCAATGGCCTTGGCTGAAAAAATGTCGGATGCGTACAACCCCATAGGAATGACAGTATTTCACGGCAGCCGACACCCGTTTACTGCTTTTGACAAATCCAAAATTGGTACAGGCGAAGGCAACCAAAGTTATGGCTATGGTCTATATGTTGCCGAACACCCTCAAGTTGCAAAAGAATACTCGACTGCTGGAATGACCATTGACCCTGCCAAAGTCAAATACAAAGGCAGAAACATAGAAACTTGGTACACGGAAGCGCAAAGAAAGCAAGACATGGCTTATCGCCAAAAAGCGCCCAATGAAAAAATCCGAGAAATTAACGCTGAATTGCAATTTTGGGAAGGTTTAATGACTAGAAACCATCCCCAATCATTGTTAGACGAATACCGCAGCCCTGATTACGGGCCGGGAGAATATCAAAATTTTGCAAAAAACATTGATATGAGCAAGTTCAAAGGCATCATTGAACAGCCAAACTTCTACAAAGTTGACCTACCTGACCAGCACGTTGCCAACATGATGGATTGGGACGCACCAATAAGCCAGCAAACCCCGCAAGTTAAAGCACTAGCCGACAAATACGGTGTACCGCATGAAGACTTGGGCGGCGACTTATTGGCAAAAGTAGGTAAAAGTTCGGCTGGTTCTCAAATTATGCAAAATTCAGGAATCACAGGAATTAAGTATTTTGACGCATTAAGCCGAAACGCAGAAAAAGGCACAAGGAACTTTGTGGTCTTTGACCCGCAACACTTAAACATCCTAGAACGCAACAACGAAGCCCTTAAAAAGTGAAAATCACCCAAAAGAAAGTCACAGAACTAATCCCTTATGTAAACAACAGCCGGACACACAGCGACACACAAGTGGCGCAAATAGCGGCAAGCATTAAGGAATTTGGCTGGACTAACCCAATACTGGTGGATGGTACAAACGGCATTATTGCCGGGCATGGTCGCCTTTTAGCTGCTAGAAAGTTGGGCTACAAAGAAGTTCCGACTATTGAACTGGCAGATTTGACCGAAACCCAACGCAAAGCCTATGTTATAGCGGACAACCGCCTTGCCCTGAACGCCGAATGGGACAACCAACTGCTGACCATAGAGTTAAACGAACTGCTGGCAGACGGTTTTGCAATGGACATTTTGGGTTTTGACAGCGAAGAAATCAACAAATTATTAGATGAGCCTGATTTTCAACCTGCTACGGAAGAAGAACAAGGTAAATTAGACGAATTGGATCCAAAATGGATAGCCTGTCCTCATTGCGGTAAAGAATTCGATGCAAGACAAGCCTGAACTAAAAATTGATTGGGCAAGCCATGATGCGGCTAAATATGCTTGCACGACATGGCATTACAGCAAATCAATTCCAGTGCCGCCATTAGTAAAAATTGGGGCATGGGAAGACGGGAAATTTATCGGTGTTGTCATATTTAGTAGGGGCGCATCGTCAAATTTAATGACACCTTACGGATTAAAACAAGACGAAGGATGTGAATTAACCCGTATTGCATTGACAAATCATAAGAGCGCAGTCAGCCGAATTATGAAATTTGCTTTGATGTTTTTGAAAAAGAACAGCCCTGCTTTAAGACTTATTGTTTCTTTTGCTGACCCTCAATATGGGCATCATGGGGGCATATATCAGGCGGGTAATTGGATTTATTGCGGTGATACAGCACCTAGTTCTGAGTATTGGCACAACGGCAAAAGACTTCATTCAAGGCAAGTAAGCGAAAAAGGATGGAACATTCAACAAGGTCAACAACGCAAAACAATAAAACCTAGTGAGTGTAAAATAATAAAAACCGTCGGCAAGCATAGGTATTTAATGCCACTTGACAGCAATATGACAAATCAGGTTAAATTATTAGCAAAGCCTTATCCTAAGCGTGAGAAGCAGGCGATGGTCGATTCCCTCGACACAGCGGCGGTGCGTCACCGACCCTTACGCTCCAATTTTGTAGAAACAACTGAAACTGCCTAAAATTTAAGCAAATTCCCCTCTATAAAATGAATCACGAACATTTACCTACGGACGAGAGCAAACGCATGGTCGAAAGCACCAGCGGTTTAGGCTTGCCCCATGAGCAAATTGCCATCTTGGTCGGCATAGACGACAAGACGCTGCGGAAGCACTACCGCACCGAACTTGACATGGGCAAAGCCAAGGCAAACGGGCAAATAGCCAAGACGCTGTTTAGCAAAGCCACGGGCGGGGACACCACTGCGCTTATTTGGTGGACTAAAACCCAATTAAAGTGGGCTGAGACGCAAAAGCACGAGGTGACGGGCCAAGACGGTGCGCCACTGGTAACGGGCATTCAAGTTTCATTTGTAAAGCCCGATGAACCAAGTAACTGAGGCAATTTCAAAGGCTGAGTTTCCCGTCAAGTTGGAGGGACTGTTTAAGCCATCACGTTACAAGGTTCTTTATGGCGGTAGGGGTGGTGCAAAGAGTTGGGGCATAGCCCGTGCGCTGCTGATAAAAGGCGCTAAAACTCAAATGCGGGTACTTTGCGCCCGTGAATTTATGACCAGCATGAGGGATTCTGTTCACAAATTGCTGTCAGACCAAATACAAGCCTTGGGGCTTTTGGGCTTTTACGAGATAACCCAAGCCAGCATTCGAGGGGCTAACGGCACAGAGTTTGCCTTTGCTGGCCTAAAGAACAACATTGCCAACATTAAATCCTACGAGGGCGTTGACGTATGTTGGGTCGAAGAAGCCCAAACGGTAAGCCGCTTGAGTTGGAACGTGCTTATCCCAACCATCCGAAAGGAAAAGTCAGAGATTTGGGTATCGTTTAACCCTGAGTTGGAGACGGACGAAACTTACCAGCGGTTTGTTGTTTATCCCCCGGCAGACTGCATCAGCATCAAAATTAACTGGTCGGACAACCCTTGGTTTCCTGAGACGCTACGGTTGGAAAAGGATGGGCTTAAAGACCGTGACCTTGAGGCTTACAACCAAGTATGGGAAGGGTTATGCCGCCAATCAGTTGATGGCGCTATCTTTGGCAAGGAATTGCAGCAAGCCGAACTAGACGGGCGCATTACCCGTGTGCCGTATGACCCGACAAAGCCTGTCCACGCCATCTTTGACTTGGGCTGGGCAGACAGCACCTCAATTTGGTTCTTGCAGTTTGTGGGCATGGAGACTAGGCTGATTCGGTATTTGGAAGACAGCCAAAAGACAATCACACATTACATGGCAACCATGCAGACGTTTGGCTATGTGTACGACACGATATGGCTACCCCATGACGCTGGCAACCAAACGCTTGCTGCTGCTGGGCGGTCTATTGGCGACATTGTTAGAAACGCTGGCTTTAAAACACACATTTTGCCCCGTGTGCCAATCATTGATTCAATCAACGCAGGGCGGTCTATATTCCCAACTTGCTACTTTGACCGAGACAACGCTGCGGACGGGATAAACTGCTTGCGGCATTACCGCTTTGAGGTTGACCCTGCAACGGGACAATTTGGCAAAACGCCACTGCACGACCATTACAGCCACGGTGCTGATGCTTTTAGGATGATTGGACTTATGATTACGAAGCCAAAAGACCGACAATCGAAGCCTGAAATCA